GGTATTAATGGAAGAGTCTCCAACTGAAGAGACATACGTTGAAGTTGTTGACGGTGTTCAAATCGACTCAGGACTCACATCCCCACATTTCGTTACTGATAAGGACAAGCAGATAGCTGAGCTTGATAACCCATTAGTATTAATAGTATCTTCAGAAATACCAAATATAAGGAAAATACAAACAGTATTAGAGCATGTTATAAAAACTAAGCGTCCATTACTTATAGTCGCTCCAGTTGACCAACAAGTTAAAGCTGCTCTTCTTATGAATAAGGTGAAAGGTAATATAAAAGTTAATATAGTTGACTTACCAGGCTTTGGGCCAACCAAAGAAGATACTATTGCAGATCTTGCTTTCCTTGTTGGAGCTAAAGTAATTAACGAGCAATTAGGTGATGATCTTGATTTAATCGATGTAGATTGTTTAGGTGAAGCTTATACTGCAATTACAGATGACAAAAATACAGTTCTTACCATAGAGACTCCAGAGGACGAGATGGAAGAGAGAATCGAGAGTATTAAAAAAACTATAGATAAATGGGATAAAAACCCGTTTATACAAAAGAAACATAGAGAAAGATTAGCTATGCTATCGGGAAGTGTTGGAATGGTAAAAGTAGGTGCTGATTCCAAGGTTGAACTCAAAGAAAAGAAAGATAGAATAGAAGACGCTATTTACGCTACAAAAGCAGCATTAAAAGAAGGGATAGTACCAGGAGGAGGCGTGGCACTACTAAACGCATCTCAGAAAATCTCCGCTAAAGCGGTGGGTGAAGAGATACTACTAAAAGCTATTCAAGCTCCTTTTTATACTGTACTTAACAATGCTGGTATAGATTATATAAATTACAGCGAACCAGAAGGACAAGGTATAGATGTGGTGACAGGAGAAAATGCTATAATGATCTCAGCCGGTATTATAGATCCGGTTTTGGTTACAAAATCGGCGCTCAAAAATGCAGTGAGTGTAGTATCAACAATTATATCTGCAGATTGTGTAATTTCAAATATGAGAATGAATGAAAGCAATTAATAGATATATTATAGTAGATAGAATAAAGACAGAACCTAAAACGGTTGCTGGTCTTATAATGACGGATGATACGGATGTAGACAACCGTTATATAAAAGCAAAAATAATATCGTGTGGAAATCTTGTGGAAGGACTAAAAGATGGTGATACGATATATTACGATAAACATGCTGGACACGATATATCATGGAAAGATGTACTTTACCGGGTCATTCGTGATGGTGACGTAGTTCTAGTAGATTAACCTAAACCACAACCCGCAAACCCCAAAACTTAAAACATAAAACAAATTATTAATTAACAAAAACAAAACAAATGGCAGTACAAAACATTAGAGGTTTACAAAAAGGACCTTATCTTTACTTTGCAGAAGCAGCTGTTGAAACAACAACAGAGGCTATATGCATACCAGCTAGTGCTTATTTAGGAGCTAACCCAACAGGTGATAACGCTATGACATTAAATTTCATGGACACTCTAGGTGCAGACACTGTAAAAGTAGTAACACTGGCTATCAAAACAGATACACATAAAGAAGTTATGGCTTCTTTAGCATCTATAATGAATCCTAATCCTAACAAAAGAAACGCAGGGATTATAGTAGTAGCTGATGCTGAAACTACTGAGGCTAAAGAATTAACAACGGCTACAGGTGGCGCTGGTACATCTTATTCTCCAGCTAAATACGGAAAGAAAGCGGCGGTATACCATAAAGAATTCTTAGGAAACGTAACAGGCTGTACAATAGCTTAATCATTAACTTAAAAAAATAAAAAAAATGAAAGAAAATTATTTATATTTCTCAGATGGTGATGGAGCGGATGCAACAGGCGATGCGGCTATGTGGCCAGCTTCAAGATTTCTGGGAGTAGATCCAGTATCTGTAACAACTACAGATGTTTACTTTGAAGGTCAAACAGGTGTAGGTGATGGTGTTGACAAGGTTAGATTAACTCACTTAAACTCATCAACAGTATTAGACGACCAAGCTGATCTTAATGGTCACAAAGCAAGAGAAATAGCTAATGCTATTGCTGAGGCTATTAACGCACATCCACACGGTGGAGTTATGCATACTATGGTAGATCTTACTAACAACGTTACATTTGGCACAATGCCAACTATATCGGCTGTAGTCATTACTATTGATTCATAATAGTTGAGACTAACCGCGCAGGATCTGCGTGAATTAAATATCCTTAAGTATTACAGGCTCACTAGAAAGTGGGTCTGTAAAACTTACGGGTTAAAAGATGCAGATTTAGAATTATTAATTTATTTAGATTGTAAAGGAAGATTTACACGAAACGATTTTATCAACGGAGTTTATACATATTCGTGGGATAAAGCAAGATGGGAGAGATTAAAAAGAGAAGGTTGGATAGATACTTGGAGACACAGAAATAGAACCACTATAAAATACTCCGTATTTAAAACCTCATGGAAATGCTCTCAAATGATTAGTAGGATATATCGTATCCTATTAGGTGAGGAAGACTTACCCACTTCAGAGAGAAGTGTATTTTATAAGAATAAATCATATACAGATAAAGTTTACAATAAAGCTATAGATGATATGATTAAAGACAAAGATAGATAATTATGGGATTTAAACTAAGATCAGGTAATGGACCGTTAAAATTTAAAGAAATGGGTAGTTCGCCAGTAAAAAAAGGAATATTTGGTGATGATGTGATAAGCAAAATGCCAACTAAAGAGGTTGAAAAGTTGGATAATGAAACTAAAGAACCTAATCTTGAAAAAGCTACCCCACCAACACCAAAGAAAAAATCAGTTAGTAAAAAAGTAAAAAAATTCTTGAAAGATAAAAAGAATGAGATAGTAGATAATATTCAACAAAGACGATCTGATAAAAAACTTGTTAAAGCAAAAACAATAGCGGCCGCAGATACTCCTGAAAAACGACTAGCTTTAAGAAAACAAAAAAGGAAAACGATAGCTGATAACTTAGAATATATATTTTTAGATGGTAAAAGACCAGATGAAAGACAAGCACAAAGAGAAGCTCAAAAACTCGAAGATGAAGAAAGACGCGCTAGATTAGATAAATATCACAATTCACAAAACGAAAATGTTGAGTACGATCCAGAAGATGAAAATACAAAAGGTGATACCAAAGAAGATACTTACAAACCTAGTGAAATAACTAATATTGCAACTGATCCAGAAAAAAAAATTAAAGTAGAAGAAGATCCTGATTATAAAAACCGTGGTAAGCAATACAAAAACTACTCCCACGACCAATATGTTAAAGAGAAGAAAAGACAACAAGGTATTTTTGAAAAAACTGGAAAATGGGATCATAAAGGTGCACCAAAATATTAAATATGACATTTAAACTAGGAAGTGAAAATAGAAAGATGAATTACGATACTGCTAAGAATCGCTTTAACAAAGACGATGCTTCTATTCCTGGTACAGCTGTTATTAGAAAAAAATTAGAAGGAGGTGTTAAAGCTGAGGCGAATATAGATGGTAGTATATTTCTAGACGAATCTGTTACTCCTGGAAGTGAAGAAGAGAGAGCTATACTAATGCACGAAATGAAACATATTGTTGATATGAAAGTTGGTAAATTATCGTATGATGATGATAGTATAACTTGGATGGGAGAAAAGTATGATAGAAAAAACGGAAAAATTAATTATAACGGAGAATGGTTACCAGAGGGTACTAGAGATTTTCCTTGGGAAAAACATTAAAAATAAAAATTATGGGATATAATATGAAGCGTGGGAATTCAGGGGTTAAGTTTAAGAGCCTAGGAAGTGAGAAAAAATACACAAAAGTAAGAAGTGATTTAAAAATGAAACCTCCGTATAAAAAACCAGTTGGACCTAGAGCAACTAAGAAAAACATTAAAGAGGAAACTCATAATGAAGCAGCTGCGCGTACTGAAGGACCAGAAAAACTACAAACAGTTAGAAGAAAAGGATCAACGCCTAATTCTCAAAAGTTTTCAAAAATAGCAAAGAAAAACGTTGGAAAGAAAAAAGTTGATCCAGATGCACCTGGTACTCCTGGAAAACCTGGATATGAGCCACCAGTAAAACGTTCTGATTTAGATGCTAAAGGTAAAGCGATTTGGGATAAACATAGAGAAAATAAGTAACATGGGATACGGAATGAAATACACGAAAGGAGGTTTTCCTTTTAAAACAGATCCAAAGAAAAAAGTTAAAAAATCTACGACAACTGCTCATGGTCAATTAAATGATGCACAATTAGAGTATGAGGAAGATAAGAAGGCTGTAAGCACTAATATCAAAATGCCTAAAGTTATGAAGGACGGTCCTAAAAAAAGAGTACATGGTATTAAAAATCCTGGTAATTGGCAACCCAATCCAGATTTATTTAAACAACCAAAAAAATAATATATGTTAGGTAACTTGTTTTCTGGAGGAGCTGCTGAATTAGTAAAAGGTGTAGGTGGAGTAATAGATAGTCTACACACATCTAAGGAAGAAAAGCTTGAGGCAGAAAGAAAAATAAAAGAAATTATAGCTAACCACGAAGCTGAGATGGAGAAAAACATCACAAGCAGATGGGAAGCAGATTTAAAATCGGATTCATGGCTTAGCAAAAACGTTAGACCATTAGTAGTGATTTTTTTAATAGTATGCACCATGCTATTAATATTTATTGATGCTGGTGCGATAAATTTCGAAGTAAAATCATCATGGGTGGATTTACTTCAATTAGTATTAATAACCGTGATCGGTGCCTATTTTGGTGGTAGATCACTAGAAAAAGTAAAAAAATAAAATTATGGGATATTATACAGTAAGAATAGCACCGGACATAATAGATGGAGATGTATCTAAAATAATAGCAAGCGATAAGACTGACGCGCCATTTGGGGCTGGAGATATACTTTTTGATTGGCAAGCATTACAAGTTCCAAAAGGAACTAATAGACTAGTTAGTATATCGGGTTATATGATGGGTCAAGATGGTGGCGTACAGATTAACTCTGATATAGAGTTTATATTCGCAAAATCAGTTAACGGAGTAGCTCCAACAACTTTAGGCGAAGAAAACGATGCACAAACAGCGTGTTTTGAATTACCATTACATTACATTGGAACGGCTAGTGTTGAAGGCACTGGAAGACCTACGATTGGCGCTGCTTTTGGAGATACATTTAGTTCTGGACATCAAGGCGGTAGTAACGGCTTTACAGTAGATCTAGTTCTAGAAGGCGAACCTGATAGTGGTCAAAATGTTGGTTATGATGTTATATACGTAGCTGGTTTTGCTGGTGGCGCAATTGATTTTTCAACTGGTGTTTTAGCGAATTACTCTTCTGGAGCTCCTAGCGCTGACTCTACAACGAGTATAGTAGTGCAAACAGTAGACGCTAGAAAATGCTTTCAAAAAGATGACATTGTGTATGTTCACGATGTAGACACAGCGCTTGGCACAGTTGCTTCAGTAACAAATACTGGAATTGAATTAACAGCAAACAACGGCGCTGCTGTAGCTAATAATGATGAAATAATGAATGCAACTCCAATAAAAGTAATATTTGGATTTGAAAGAGTATAAAAATAAATTAAATTAACTTAAATTAAATAAAAATGGCAACAACAAAAACAAAAGGAACAAACGCAAAAATCAAAGAACTTAAGGTTGAAAAACCTGAAAAGGTATCACCAGAGCAATTACAAAGTATTCAAAGAATTGTTAATAAAATAAATAGTGCTCAAATGAATATTGGGCAATTAGAAGCTAGAAAACACCAAATATTACATATGATCGCTGGGGTTAACGATGAATTAACTTTACTACAAGATACTTTGGAAAAAGAATACGGTACTAATGATATTAATATTGAAACAGGTGAGATAAACCACGCGAAAGAAAATGGCGAAGCTGATAAGAAAGATTAGTATCGGTAAAGATTATAAGAATGACGCTATGCACTATGCCGTGGGGCAAGAAGTGTATGGTGGTCATACTATTTGTGATATCATAGAAGAAGACGATAAGTTTTCTGTTTATATTAAAAAGAAAAAGGACGTGTTACCTTGGAAAGATTTTAATAAAAACATGGCAGTATCTGTAGAATATAATCTAGAATACTAATGAAGAGTGTTTACAACTTCGTTGTAACGCCAAAAGGAGAAAGATATAACAATAAGAAAAAGGTTGATGGTGGAGAGTTGATCTTAAACACCGATATATTTAATCATCAATATATAAATAGAGAAGCTATTGTTTTATCAAAACCAATTATAGGCGATACAGATATAGAGGTAGGAGATACCGTTGTAGTACATCATAATGTTTTTAGAAGATGGAATGATGTAAAAGGTGTTGAAAAAAACAGTAGAAGTTTTTTTGATGAATCTACTTATCTTATAAATCAAGATCAAATCTTTTTATATAAAAGAGATGATAAATGGATAGTTCCAAAAGGATATTGTTTTGTGATACCTTTAAAAGCACAAAATCCACTAAATGTGGATTTAGAAAAACCTTTACAAGGTATTGTTAAATATTCAGACGGTACAGTTAAGGTTGGCGATCTAGTTGGTTTTAGACCAAGTAGTGAATATGAGTTTATAATCGATGGAGAAAGATTATACAGAGTTTTATCTAATTTTATTACAATCAAATATGAATATCAAGGAGACGAAGAAGAATATAATCCAAGCTGGGCACAGAGCTGTTGAAGAGCTTATTAAAGTTGCGAAGGAAGCTATTGTAGATTCTGGAGATGATATAACCGCTGATAGACTTAAGAATGCCGCAGCTACTAAAAAACTAGCTATATTTGACGCATTCGAAATACTTAACAGAATTCAAGAAGAAGCAAACTTGCTTGAGGGTAAAACACCTGAAAAGACAAAGGAAAAAGTCTTTAAAGGATTCGCAGAAGGTAGATCTAAGTAATGTACGAGCAAAATTTAGTTAAAACAATAGAACCAATTAAAAGAACGACTATTAGTCGTCTTAATAAAGGTAAAAAATGGAAATATGGATATGATAAAGAACATGATATTGTCGTTATATCAAAAACGGGTAAAATTGGTGAAATACTTGAAATCCAAAACTTGCGAATTGGCTTGCCGTTGGAACCAAAAGGAGTGTACGTGCACCCCAAAAACAAATGGGTAAAATTTGAACAACCTAAGGAATTAGCACGTTTAAAAAATATATTTGATTGGAGAAATTATCCAGACGAACAAAAGGAACAGTGGTTTGATTATATAGACGAGGAGTTTAAAAGAAGAGAAGAAGGGTTTTGGTTTATGAATAAAGATAAACCAACTTATATAGTAGGAACGCATTATATGTATCTTCAATGGAGTAAAATCGATGTTGGAGCACCTGATTATAGGGAAGCAAACAGATTGTTCTTTATATTTTGGGAAGCCTGTAAGGCTGATAGAAGATGTTACGGAATGAGTTATTTAAAAAATAGACGTTCTGGATTTTCTTTTATGTCATCTGCGGAAACGGTTAACTTAGCTACTTTAGATAGCGATGCTAGATACGGTATACTCTCTAAAACTGGTTCTGATGCAAAGAAGATGTTTACAGACAAAGTTGTACCAATTAGTATAAATTATCCATTTTTCTTTAAACCGATTCAAGATGGTATGGATAGACCTAAAACTGAATTAGCATATAGAGTACCAGCTAGTAAGTTTACAAGGAAAAAAATAACAGCTAACGAAAAGTTAGAGGATTTAAAAGGTTTAGATACAACTATTGATTGGAAGAATACAGGTGATAATAGTTATGATGGTGAGAAGCTAGCTTTACTAGTACATGATGAAAGTGGGAAATGGGAAAGACCCGATAACATATTAAACAATTGGAGAGTTACGAAAACATGTTTACGATTAGGTAGCAGGGTAGTAGGTAAATGTATGATGGGTAGTACTTCAAATGCTTTAGATAAAGGTGGGGAAAACTTTAAAAAACTATACAATGCTTCAGACGTCACAAAAAGAAATCGTAATGGACAGACAAAATCTGGCTTATATTCTCTTTTTATTCCAATGGAGTGGAACTACGAAGGCTTCATTGACGAATACGGATATCCAGTTTTTGATAATCCAGACGATGATGTCCTCGGACCAGACGGTGAATTAATAGATTACGGTATTATAGAACATTGGCAAAATGAAGCTGATGGACTAAAGACAGATCAAGATGCTTTAAATGAGTTTTATCGTCAGTTTCCAAAAACTACAGAGCATGCCTTTAGAGATGAGGCGAAAGGAAGTATATTTAATTTAATTAAAATATACGAACAAATAGATTACAACGAGGAAATGGCTAGAACATTAGGTATTACTCAAGGTAATTTTCAGTGGGTGAGTGGTGTTAAAGATACGCAAGTAATATTCTATCCAGATCCAAAGGGTAGATTTAAAGTTAGTTGGGTTCCACCCCAGCAGTTACAAAATAGAGTGGTACTTAAAAACGGTATAAAATATCCTGGTAATGAACACATGGGAGCATTTGGTTGTGACTCTTATGATATATCAGGTACTGTAGATGGAGAAGGTTCTAAAGGAGCATTACACGGCTTAACCAAGTTTAGTATGGAGGACGCTCCCGCGAACAGCTTCTTTTTAGAATACTTATCTAGACCACCTACAGCTGAAATGTTTTTTGAAGACGTTTTAATGGCAATAGTGTTTTATGGTATGCCAATACTTGCAGAGAATAACAAACCTAGATTGCTGTACTATTTAAGGCGAAGAGGATATAGAGGGTTTAGTATGAATAGACCTGATAAAAAATGGAATAAATTATCTGTCGCAGAAAAAGAAGTTGGTGGAATACCTAATTCAAGTGAAGATATAAAACAAGCTCATGCTGCTGCAATTGAAATGTATATACAAGATCATGTTGGTATGAAGCAAGATGGTACGTTTGGAGATTTATATTTTAATGCTTTGCTAAATGATTGGACTAGATTTGATATAAATAAAAGAACAAAACATGATGCATCTATAAGTTCTGGTTTAGCTATAATGGCTAATAATAGACATCTTTATGCTCCAAATCCTAAAATAGAAAGATCACCAGTGAACATAAACTTTTCTAAATATGAGCAACGAGGTAATATGAGTAAAATAATTAAAAATTAAAAATGGCTGAATCAATTATAAATAGACATTTTCCTAGCCAAGTAGTTAGTGACTTAGAGAAAATGAGTCATGACTATGGATTAAAAGTTGCAAAAGCAATTCAATACGAATGGTTCACAAAATCACATAGTAGTGATAGATTTCGTAACAACATATCTAAATTTCATAAATTACGTTTGTACGCGAGAGGCGAGCAATCTATACAAAAATATAAGGATGAGTTATCTATAAACGGTGATTTGTCCTATTTAAATTTAGATTGGACACCTGTTCCGATAATACCTAAATTTGTAGACATTGTAGTTAATGGTATAGCTGAAAGATTATACAAAATAAAAGCCTATTCTCAAGATCCTTATGGCGTTCTTAAGAGAACAGAATATATGCAGAATATTGAGAAAGACATGAAAATGAAAGATTTTTATGACTTTTGCGAAGAAACTTTCCAGATCACAGTTGTAGATACTGGTAAAGAAACCTTACCAACAAGCGATGAAGAATTTAAATTACATATGCAACTTAACTATAAGCAAGAGGTTGAAATAGCTGAAGAGCAAGCTATAGAAACTTTAATGCAAGGAAGTAGGTATGATTTAATAAAAAGAAGATTTTATCATGATTTAACAGTGTTAGGGATTGGTGCGGTTAAAACTTCGTTCAACACTGCTGAAGGTGTTGTAATTGATTATGTTGATCCAGCTAATCTTGTTTACTCTTATACGGAATCACCTTATTTCGAAGATATATATTATGTTGGAGAGGTTAAATCTATTCCTATTAATGAACTTAAAAAACAATTTCCATATTTAGATCATGAAGCTTTAGAAGAAATATCTAATAGCAGTTCTGGTACTAATGCTAATTACTACGGTGCTAATTCTAGGAATGCTGATTCAGACAACAACAAAGTAGACGTGTTGTATTTTAACTATAAAACCTACATGAATGAGGTTTATAAAATAAAAGAAAACTCAACAGGTGGAGAAAAAGCTGTTAAAAAAGATGATAGTTTTAATCCTCCAAAAAGTTTAGAAGGTAAATATGAAAGACTATCTAAATCGGTAGAATGTTTATATGAAGGAGCGTATATATTAGGTGCAAATAAACTTATAAAATGGGAGAGGGCTAATAATATGATGCGTACTAAAAGTGATTATACTAAAGTTAAAATGAATTATAGTATAGTTGCTCCTAGAATGTACGAGGGACGTATAGAATCACTTGTAGGTAGAATAACTGGTTTTGCTGACATGATCCAATTGACTCACCTAAAAATACAACAAGTATTATCTCGAATGACTCCAGATGGTATTTTCTTAGATGTAGATGGTTTAGCTGAAGTTGATTTAGGTAACGGAACAAACTATAATCCCCAAGAAGCTTTAAACATGTTCTTCCAAACTGGTAGTATAGTTGGTAGATCTATGACTATAGATGGTGATCAAAATCCTGGTAAAATTCCAATTCAAGAAATACAATCAGGAGCTGGTAGTAATAAGATGCAGCAATTAATAGGTACATATAATTATTACTTACAAATGATAAGAGACGTAACCGGATTAAATGAAGCAAGTGATGGTTCAACTCCAGCTGAAAGATCTTTAGTAGGCGTACAAAAAATGGCCGCAGCAAATTCTAATACAGCTACAAGACATATATTGCAGTCAGGTATGTTTTTAACTGTTGATGTTGCTGAGCAATTATCACTTAGAATTTCTGATATTATAGAATATTCACCAACTAAAAAAGCTTTTATTGAGGCTATAGGCGCTCATAATATAGCTACATTAGAAGAAATGTCTAATTTACATCTTTATGATTTTGGAATATTTTTAGAACTAGAACCTGACGAAGAAGATAAGCAATTATTAGAAAACAATATACAAGCGGCGTTAGGACAGCAAGGAATTAACCTAGAAGATGCTATTGATTTACGTCAAATAAGAAATGTGAAGTTAGCAAATCAAATGCTTAAACTTAGAAGAAAGAAAAAAGCAGATGAAGATCAAGCGAATCAGTTACAACAAACCGAAGCCCAGGGTAGATCGCAAGAAAAAGTAGCGGCAGCAGGGGCTAAAGCTGAAATCGATAAAGGAAAAGCTGCTTTGGAAAATGAAATTAAACTTGAAGGTATAAAAACAACTGGTAAGAATAGTGTGTTAGATAAAGAAGCTTCTATCAAAGAAAGATTAATGCAATTAGAATTTCAATATGAAATGCAATTAAAACAATTAGAAGCTAAAACTAAATCAGCTACACAATTATTAACTGAAAATCGTAAAGACGATAGAACAAGAATGCAAGCAACACAACAATCAGCAATGATTGATCAGAAGGAAAATCAAAAACCATCCCAAAATTTTGAATCTGCAAATGATACATTAGGTGGATTTAATTTAGGATTGTAAATTTATTAACTATTATTATATTATATTATGGCAAAGAAAAAAGAAAAACCAGTCGTGGATAACGAAACTGGTTCATTGAAAGTAAAAGAACAAAAAGAAAAACAACCTACAGGTAACGAGACTAAAGGTAATGTTACAAAGGTTAAAGAAAAAATGAAAATGAAACCTATTATAGAAAAAGAAACTATAACTAAGGTTGATTTAAATAAACCAGAAAAACCAGAAGAAAATGAAGTTAAAGAAGATAACACTAACGACGAGGGAGTGGTTGGAGTCAATGAAGATGCCAATGCCCCACAAGAACAAGAAGAAGTACAACCGGAAGTTCAAGCACAAGAAACTCCAGTATTAGAAGAAATTACTGAAGAAACAAAAGCAGAGGAAGTTGCTGAAGTAGCTGAAGAAGCTATTAAAGAATCAATGGAAACCGGTGAACCTCTTCCTGAGAATATTCAAAAGTTAGTAAACTTTATGGAAGAAACTGGAGGGGATTTAAATGATTATGTTAAACTTAACCAAGATTACAGTGAATTAGATAGTCAAGATTTATTACACGAATACTACAAGCAAACAAAACCTCATTTAAATAACGAAGAAATTAACTTCCTTATGGAAGATCAATTCTCTTTCGACGAAGATACAGATGACGATAGAGAAATTAAAAGAAAAAAACTAGCGTTAAAAGAGCAAGTTGCCAACGCTAAAAGCCACTTAGACGGGCAAAAGTCTAAATACTATGAAGAAATTAAAAGCGGATCGAAACTCACAAGTGAGCAACAAGAAGCTATTAATTTCTACAGCGAAATACAGCAAAAGTCGCAGCATGAAGAGGATATTACTAATAAGTTTTTAAACAAAACAAATAGATTTTTTGGAGACAAATTCAAAGGTTTTGAATACAATGTCGGAGATAAGAAATTTAGAGTTAATGTTAGTGATACACAGAAAGTTAAAAAATCTCAAAGTGATATAAATAACTTTATAGGAAAGTTTCTTGATAAAGATATGAATATGACGGATCCATCAGGATACCACAAGGGATTATATACAGCTATGAATCCAGATCAAATTGCGAATCATTTTTACGAACAAGGCAAAGCCGACGCTTTAAAAACAAGTGTTGAAGAAGCCAAAAACGTAAACATGACACCTAGGCAAACTTTAGATCCTAGTTTAAATATTGGGGGAATGAAAGTAAAGGTGCTAGGGGATACATCTGCTGATTTCAAATTTAAAATTAAAAATAAAAAATAACAATTTAAAAAAAATAAATTATGGCAATTACTCCAGGGGGTAGTTTGAATAGTGTTCCAGCACCAGTGCAACAAACACTAGTTACAAATTACCTAGACTTCAACACAGACATGGGTTGGGCTCAACAATATTTACCAGATCTTATGGAGAAAGAAGCAGAGGTATTTGGTCCTAGGACTATATCTGGATTTCTTTCACAAGTAGGAGCTGAAGAAGCGATGCAAGCTGATCAAGTTGTTTGGTCTGAGCAAGGTCGTTTACACTTATCTTACAAATGTGTTATCGATGCTGATCACGTTATAACTATTCAATCTGATATAGATGGAAATGGTTATGCATTAACTGGTATGACTACTCACGGTGTTAGATTAAATGATACAGTTATCGTAGCTGCACCTACTGGTGTTTACAAAGGTATGGTAACAGCTATTGATGGTTCTAACAGAGCTGATATTACTGTTAAAACTTACGATGCAACTACAATACCAACTTCAGGAAATACTGCTGAACAAGCAACTACTATATTAGTTTATGGTTCTGAATATGCGAAAGGTGTTGGTTATAACCAAAAAGGTGCTTCTGCTACAGTAGAATCAAGAGGTGCTAATGAACCAGATTTCAAAACTTTTAGCAACAAACCAATTATATTAAAAGACTACTACGAAGTATCAGGTTCTGATACAGCTAGAGTTGGTTGGGTTGAAACTACTTCTGAAGAAGGTGGATCAGGTTACTTATGGTACTTAAAAGCTGAGGCTGACACAAGAGCACGTTTTACTGATTACTTAGAAATGGCAATGTTAGAAGGTGAAATCGATCGTCTTGACGCAAGTGCAAATGCTGTTGAAGACTTTATTTACGGTGCGGATGGTGCTAATACTGTTGGTACTGAAGGTTTATTCGCTGCTATCACTGCTAGAGGTAATTTAACTTCTGGTATTACTGGCGTTAACGCGGCTACTGATTTAGCTGAATTTGATGCTATTTTAGCTGAATTTGACTCTCAAGGTGCTATTGAAGAAAATATGATGTTCGTTAATAGAGCTACTTCGTTAGCAATGGATGACATGTTAGCTTCTATGAATTCTTATGGAGCTGGTGGTACTTCTTATGGAGTATTTAACAACTCAGAAGATATGGCGCTTAATTTAGGTTTCTCTGGTTTTAGACGTGGTTCTTATGATTTCTACAAATCAGATATGAGATACTTAAACGACAAAGCTACTAGAGGTGGTATTAACGCTGCTTATAGTGCTGGCGCAATTAGAGGAGTTATGATTCCAGCTGGAACTTCAACTGTTTATGACCAACAATTAGGAAAGAACCTTAAACGTCCTTTCTTACACGTTCGTTATAGAGCTTCTAAAACTGATGATAGAAAGTTAAAAACTTGGGTTACTGGTTCGGTTGGTGCTGCTACATCTGCACTTGACGCGATGCAAATCCATATGTTATCAGAAAGATGTTTAGTTACACAAGGTGCTAACAATTTCATGTTAATGAAGTAGGCACAATTATTTTAAAAGACCGGGGCTTCGGCCTCGGCCTTTTATTTTTATTAATTTTATTATATATTATATTATGGCAAAAAAACAAAAAACAATAGAGGTTGAAGAACCTATGGTTCAAGAAATAACAGTTGAACCAACAAAAGAACAACTTAAAGAATTGGTTATAGAAGAAAAACCAAGAGAAAGAAAGAAACCTACTAATGAGTGGGAGGTAAAAGATAGAGTTTATTATTTAAAAGGAAAAGATAAACCGCTATCAAGATCAATCAAAGCTACAAATATATTTTATTTTGACGAAGAAAAAGGTTATGAAAGAGAACTTAAATATTGTCAAAATCAAAAAACTCCATTTGTTGATGAGATGAATGGTGATCAAAGATTAGAACATATAGTTTTTAGATCTGGTATGTTGTTTGTTCCAAGAAATCAACAAACTTTACAAAAATTATTAACCTTGTACCATCCACATAAAGATCAAATATACGAAGAGTATAAACCACAGAAATTAGCATCTGAAGAGATAGATGTTTTAAATATGCAGGTCGACGCTTTAGTTGCTGCTAGAAATATTGACATAGATATGGCTGAAGCTATTATGCGTGTAGAGAAAGGTTCTGAGGTATCTGAGTTAAGTTCTAAGGAACTTAAAAGAGATTTATTAGTATTTGCAAGGAATAATCCTAAACTCTTCTTAGAGTTAGCGGATGATGAAAATGTAATGCTAAGAAACTTTGGTATTAGAGCTGTAGAAGCTGGAATACTAAGATTATCTTCTGATCAAAGAAACTTTTTGTGGGGTAGTAATGGAAGAAAACTAATGGTTATACCATTTGATGAGCATCCATATACTGCTTTAGCACATTGGTTTAAAACTGATGAAGGTATGGAAATTTACTCTAATATAGAGAAAAGATTGAATGAATAATAACAATAATATGGTTGCCCTTCGGGGCGACCATTTATTAAATCAAATTATATGGCAAAATCAAAAGGACTAGGAGATTCAATAGAAAAAATTACAACAGCCACTGGAATAAAAACATTCGCAGATGTCTTAGCTAGAAATGGAGTGTTTGGAAAAAAGAAAGACTGTGGTTGTAATAAAAGAAAGGAAGCTTTAAACAAAGCGTTTCCTTATAAAAAATAGAAATAATGATAAATGTAGATGCGGTATATCAAACAGTACAGACTTTAGCTAATAAAGAGCAAAGAGGTTATCTAACACCTCAAGAATTCAACTTGATTGCTACCCAGGCTCAACAAGATATATTCGAACAATATCTATATGATTTAGATGCCGTAAGAGAAGCGGGACCGTTAAAAAGAGAATTAGGAGATAGTTTAAATCACATATTATTTAAAATACAAAACACAGCAGGAGTTACAATTGACGAAGCAACAGCTACGTACGTGGGTGGTAGAGGATACTTAATTAATCCTATAAATTTTACTGGTAAAATATTTTGTGATGATAATGGAACTCCTAGAACTCTAACACAAATAGAAGATATAGATGAAATTTATGATACTATTGCTTCTAGATGGCATAGACAAGGATTTGATAACTTTGTTTATTTTGAAGATGGGTATAGTTATATACGAGTTTTTAGTGGTACCGGAGAAATGACAGGTCCTAACTTAATAACTTACGAAGAAATCAGAGGTTTTCCTGGATTAGCGTCTTGGGGATATGTAGTAATAAATGAAAAACCTGTTTATGATCCTGCAGCAAGTAATAACTTTGCTTTACACGAATCAGAATTACCAGATTTAGTGTCTAAAATATTAAAATTAGCTGGTATATCAATGGAAGATCAGGAACTTTATCAAGCAGGAGCAAGAGAAGAAGCTCAAAACGAACAACAACAAAATAAATAATTATGGCAAATTGGAATCCTCTTACAAACGCGATTGGTGGAGGTGGGGCAACTTCCCACAATACTTACTATAATACTAATCCAACTAATTTTGGAGAATATGGTTATATATATTTAACTGAAATAGTTGATAACTTTATAGCTGCTTATACAGGTACGAATAAAATATTAGCTAGTGTCACAAGATCTGACGTAAATTTCCACGCACATAGAGCATTACAAGAATTATCTTATGATACTTTAAGGTCTGTAAAATCTCAAGAAATAGAAGTGTGTCCTTCGCTTAAAATGCCACTTCCTCACGATTATGTTAATTATGTAAAGCTAACTTCATTAGATAGTAATGGTATTGAGCACGTGCTTTATCCAGCTAGGAATACTAGTAATCCATTTTCGATAAATCAATCAGATGGGTGTGGTTATGATATGGAAAGTGGTGAATTAAAACACCAATCAACTTGTGTAGCTTCAACCGTAACAGAGTGTAATCCAGACACCATGCAGGCGTGGTTGAAAGCTTGTTTAGGAACAAATTCCAAAAACTATTTAGATGATCACCAATACCCAATTTCTATAGGTGAAAACGAGTTCGGTACTCACGAAACCGTTACGTTTGATAAGCCATACCATTTATATATGTATATTTCACAACTTATAGATGATTATTGTGAATGTGCTAGAACTTACACTGGAGATGAGTCGTTTTCTTGTGGAAAACCTATGAAATGGAAATTCGAAAATCGATTTCAGCAATATAACTTTATAGGCATACCATTGATTGGGGGTTGGGAAGGACCTCCTTTTTCTGGCATGAATAATCATAGTTGGGATCTTGATAATACAATATTTGTTGGTACTTTAGGAAATAGTCCTCAAGCACAGATTAATGTACACATGGTAGATAAATTTCTTGATGAATTAAGTTTTCCTTTATTAGAAGGATCGTTTAGTGAAACTTGCACGTTTTTTTCAAATACTTGGGATAGTTATTCTGGAGCATCAGGAACTACAGTTGGAGTTACAGATACATTAAATCCAGCAATAGATAATAGTAATTATTTTACAAATACAGGGGAAAGATATGGTTTAGAACCAGAGCACGCTCAAGCTAACGGAAGTTATTTTATTGATTACTTACGTGGAAATATACACTTTGGTTCAGCATTGGCTGGTAAAACTATCACACTAAAATATATTAGTGATGGGCATGGTACTGAATATGAACAAATAATTCCTAAGTTAGCTGAAGAAGCAGCATATAAATGGATAGCTTATGGGTGTGCTCAAGCTAGATCAGACGTTGACCCTGGTACTATAGCTAGATTCAAAAAAGAAAAAGCTGCTGAAACTAGAAAAGCAAAGTTAAGATTATCAAATATTAAAATCGAAGAAATATCTCAGGTATTCAGGGGTAAATCAAAATGGATTAAACATTAGTAAATGGCTGAATTAAAACGTACTTTTACCGGTGGTAAGATGGATAAAGACACCGATGAAAGAATTGTTCAAAATGGATTATATAGAGAAGCTTTAAACATAAGCATCGCTACCTCAGAAGATTCTGATGTTGGTGCCGCTCAAAATATATTAGGTAATACTAAAGTTACAGAAGTTATTCAGCACCGAAGTTATGTAAATGGGGAAGGAGGAGAAGAGTATTTTGGAGCAAATTATCATGTTGCAGCTATTGTAAATCCCCAAACAAATATGCTTTATAGATTTGTTCATACAGCCTCTCCAGATCAAGGAATTTGGATGGATAGAATACTAGAGTTTGATACTAGTAAAAAAATACACGATCCTTGGGACGAAAAAGAACACGCTGTTTTTGTTGATATTTTTAAGGTTCACTCTAACGTTCAAACTTATGAAGAGGATTGTCAGGAACAAGGTACTTCTACTACTTCTACTATTTCCATCACGAGAAACGCTAATCAAGTTAGATGGGGAATGAGGGTTGAGGGTACTGATGCCACTGTTGTAGAAGTTGATTATTCCGACGTAGATAAAAAAATAACATTAAATAAAACCATAAATTATTCACAAGGTCAATCTATCACTTTTCTTGGTGATAGAAATTTAAATTTTGGAAACACAGGTGGGGGTCAAAAACTAAGAAGTATAACTGGTATCAATGTAGTTGACGATATGATTTTTTGGACAGATAACGTATCTGAACCTAAAAAAATAAATATAGAAAGAAGTAAAGATGGGTGTGATAGTGGAAAGTGGAATATAGGTAGGGGTACTAAAAAAATAGATGACTTTAACCAACACACGCTTTTAGTTGTAGAGGATGCAAATCCAGTAGATACAATTTTAGATGAATCAGGTTGTTTTAGTGCTCAAGGTTGTACGGATCCATCAGCTATTAACTACGATGCAAAATCCGATTATGATTGTTCTGGAGCAGATATTTACGACAATAGTTATATATCACCTAATTCCCCAAGTGATCCGGGATGGAGTTGTTGCGTTTATAGATACGAAGGTTGTACTGATGTGAATTCTTGTACTTACGATCCAGAGGCAACTTTTAACGATGGTAGTTGTTGTTATATTACTGGGTGTATAGATGATGGTTGGTGCGTAGTTGATCAAGCTACAGCAGATACTAACAACGCTATGTGCCCGACAAACTGCGATGGGTTATCTAGTCCTTGGCATGCTTGTGGTTTTGATACACCTGATCCAACTAATAATTTAGTTATAAATCATGGTAGTGGCGCGTGTAACTTTGATCCAAACGCATGTTGCTCTGTGCAAGGAGATATTTTAGAAGATTCAATTACTACTCCGAGCGGATATACCTTTGCCGCGGGAACTGAAATGTTTGGATGCGTGTATGTTGGGTGTTTAGAAGGATGTACAGATCCAGCTGCAAATAACCTAGATCCAAATGCAACTATAGACGATGGTAGTTGTACTTATGATACAGTTTGGATAGTAAATACAGAAGATCCATGTGAATGTATAGAGGTCGCTCCTGGTGGTAGAAAGCTAACTTGGCCATCCGAACTTGATTGTGAAACTGCTAATTTAACTTTACAAACTACTGGGTGCTGTGCTACTGCTCCTGTGTATGGATGTATGGATATTTTAGCTAACAACTATGATCCTAATGCTGGTTGTCCTTGTGATGCAACTCTTATGGGTTGTGATAATGGAACTGATTTAAATAATGATGCCATTATAATTGGGAATTGTGATGGTCCAGGTAGTAACGAATGTTGTGAGTATGAACTCGAAGGCTGCACGGATCCTATGTATTCAAACTATAACCCTTTGGCAACGGTTGATAACGGTAGTTGTGAAGGAATACCTGGATGTACAGATCCTTTGGCTTGTAACCATGATTGCGCTACAACAATAAATCCAACCTCAACTGTTCCTTGTGGTGATAATGTTACTACAGATGATGGTACTTGTGATTATGTTTCGTGTGCAGGTTGTACGGATTCAAATGCAAATAATTATAACATAAATGCAACGATTGATGATGGTAGTTGTACTTATGATCAAACGTGGGATTGTGATCCATATTATAATTGTGTTGAAATTTTTGGAGGTACACCTAGTTATCCTGGAGGTTTTACTTCACTCCAAAATTGTGTAGATAATTGTGTAGAACCATCATTTGATTGTATTAATGGTACCTGTTTTGATCCAGGAACTGGTAACGGAGCGTTTGCTTCGATGAGTATATGTCAAAATCATTGCTCTCCATTTGTAATACCATCTTGGGATTGCGATGTGTCAGGTAGTAATGCTGGTTCTTGTTATGATCCTGGAACAGGAAATGGGTTTTATAATTCTACAAACGGAGGATTAACACAGTGTGAACTTGATTGTGTTGTTATTCCAGAAACATGGGATTGTGATGGTAATGGAATTTGCTCGCAGAATATGAGTGGTACGGGCGCTTATACATCAGCTGGTGCTTGTAATACTTGGTGTAATATACGATCTTCATGGGATTGTGATGGAAATGGGAATTGTATTAATCCAGGAACTGGAAATGGTCAATATACTAATCCAATTACTTGCCACGCGGCTTGTTCTAATGGTACTACGGAATACGATTGTGATCCACACCAAGGATGTATACCAACACCAGGTGGACAGTATAGTGGCTTTACTGATTGCATAACGAACTCCAATTGTAAAAGCATGGACGCGTATTGGTGTGATGGTGGTCCACAATGTCGCTCTGGTTCTTGGAATGCTTGTATAACCGCTACTAATAATATTAATGATTGTTACTGGACGCAATGGGATTGTGATGGGGCTAGTAATAGTTGTGAGTTTGAAAGTTATACATGTAATGGTGCTGGCTTAGGAGCTTGTTCTGATCCAGGAGCTGGTAGTGGTGATTTTGTTGTAGATGGTATAAGTTATACAACCGGAACAGCGGCACTAAATGCTTGTCAAACTTCTACAACTATCCCTAGTGGTGGTTGTTATAATGGAGTAATTCCTGATACATATGATTGTGTAATTTCTGCTGGAAATATTGGATGTGTTTTGAACTCAAGTGGTACTGGTGGTTATACTGACGCGGGTGCTACTACTTATAGTTACGCAGACGCTCAAACGTATTGTGAATCTGATATTAACAACAGTACTGTTGCTGGTTGTAGAGATTGGAGTTCATATTGTGATAATGGTAGTTGTACCTCTAATCCGGGTGGCATCGCAGCTCATGGGAATGATTTTGGGAACCCCGCTGTAAATTCACTAACAAATACCTCTGCTTATTATGGTACTTACGGCCCTTCAGATATGGCAACAAATAAGGCTGGCATAGAAACTTACTGTACTAGTAACTGTGCCGCCCCTGCCGTTCCACCTTGTCAAGATCCTGGAGCATATAATTATAATCAAGGTACAGATCCATGTTATTATCCTGGATGTTGTGCGGATCATACGTTTGCGAGTGGTGGACCCGCTAATACCACCCCTTTCGTACTCCCTGCATATACAGCTAAAGGTGCTGGTCAAACTGTTGTTGGTGGAGTGACACAAACTACAGATTACGCTGAGTTCGATTATACTAACCCACCAAACTCATCTAATGGTAATGGTCCTATTGGTCCAAACAATCCACATCCTGGATGTAGTCAAGCTTATCCATATTTCTGGTATGCTCTTTGGGGTGCTCACTGGTGGCCAGCAAATCAAACATGGGGTCTTCATGCATCTGAAGTTCCTGTAAATGGAGTAACTCAAACAGGAGCTATAATTGATGCTCATAACACCGCGGCATATCCAAATAATACTCCAACAGACGTGTATACCACAGGGAATCCTGATTTTGCAAATACTCTATTAAATGGTACTTATAGGGGTTATTGTATCGATTTTCCTAGTCAAATGCCCGGACCAACTGGAACAGGCGGTTCAATTGCTACGAACGCCTGGGGCACTCTATATGTCCAAACCAACTCATACACTCAAGAGCCAGGTCAAGCAACTTCTAGTTATACACACTGTGGAGAATGTTCTGGGACTTAGTAATTAAACAATAATAATAATAATAATATGTCATTAACTATCGGTCAATTTGGATATCCTATTCATTCATCAGAACTCGCTTCAAACTTTGGTAATGCGCAAGGTTTAGCCTTGTCAGGATTGTCATATTATACTTCTTTAGATGGGCAATCTGTTCTTAGTGTAAGCAATAGAGATTATTATATTGACGATTGCGAAAGTCATAATGAAATAACTAGACCTGTATTTGCTTTAGAAAAGCATATAACTGTTATTAGAAACGGACCTACAATGGCTCCGCGACTAGAAATGCATGCTTACGAACAAGAAGTATTAATGCCGGATGGAAGCGTAAAGTCAAGATCTGATATTAATGAAACCGCTGGAATAACAGATGACGCAGTTATTCACGCAAGCTTTCTTGGTAGTAGAATGCATCAATCTAGTAATTACGCTAATGTTGACAATTTTCACAATCCAATAGGGGTAGATGCTCCAAGTGAGTTTGATACTGGTAATTATTGGGGAGATCCAGATGGTCACTATAATACTAATGGTACTGCTTTTGATAGACAAGATATTAGTATGTTTTATAAAGCAAATAAAGAATTAGTTTCTCCAGGTGATAGTATAAAAATTCCAATTGATATAGCTAGAACTGAAGAAGATTGGAAGGTAGGAGACGATATTATAATAGAACACGAATATGCTGATAGTTTTGGTAGTATAAGAAGAGCTACAGCTAGATTAACAATAGAAATATTAGCCGCTGACGGATGGTTGCCTGTAGATCAATTTGGTAACACGTTTGATCCAGTAGAATTCCCAATGACCCCGTGGGCTGGTGAAAGAGGTTGGGGATATTATCCAGCCGCTGGTAGCGCGCTCGGTTGGGGTCAATTCTGGGCAGAAACGCATATTGTAGCAAAGTTAGTAAGTATAACTGGTAATTTTCCACAAGGAAATATTACAGATGAAGATTTATATACAGTAAAACTCGTACAATCACCACCAATATTTGAAATTAAATTCCCAAAGTTTTCTTACAGATATAAGTATGCAGATGGAGAGTATTCAGTTTTTGCTCCTTGGTCTGAGATAGCGTTTATTCCTGGACAATTTGATTATTTACCTAAAAAAGGTTATAATCTTGGAATGCAAAATAGATTAAGAAGTTTAAATATAACCAATTGGGTTCCAAAAAATATTCCTAAAGATGTTATACAAGTAGACATACTATATAAAGAATCAAATTCACCAAACATATATACTGTAAGTAGTCACAAGAAAAAGGATCCAATAGAAGGAAATGGACCTAATAATAGTGGGTTAAATTATTGGGAAACATCAGGTAGTGGTGGACATGGTGGTTATTATAGAATAACATCTGAGTTAATACATAAAGTTGTTAAAAGTAATCAAATGCTAAGACCTTGGGACAATGTTCCTAAAAGAGCTTTAGCGCAAGAAGTTACAGCTAATAGATTAATTTTTGCTAATTACGTTCAAAACTATGATCTTAAAGATAAAGAAAATAAAGAAGTAAAAGCTCACTTTATACCTAGTATTAATTCTAGAGATTATTCTACAGGTTCTGAAACTCCTTACCCTGGTCAACCTGGTAAATCTCTTAAATCTATGCGTACGTATCAACTTGGTGTTGTTTATAGAGATAAATATGGTAGAGAAACACCAGTTATGACTTCTGAGTCTGGTTCTATAAAAATACCTAAAAGTTCTGCTAAACTTCAAAATAGATTAAGTGTAAAACTGGAAAACGCACCACCTAATTGGGCTGAATCATATACTTTTTATATTAAAGAAACTTCAAACGAATACTACAATTTATCAATGGATCGTTGGTTTGATGCAGAAGACGGAGGAGTATGGTTATCATTTCCTTCTTCTGAAAGAAATAAAATTACAGAAAGAACAAATTTAATATTAAAAAAGCAACATGATACAGATGTATTCACTGATTTTGATACTACGTATAAAATATTATCTTTAAAGAATGATGCTCCTACTTTTATTAAAACTGAGAATAAATATTGGGGTAGTTTACCTATGATGTTACCACCACCAGGATGGTCAGATTTAGGTTCTTGGGATTCTGGTATGTTTTATAACACTGGATTACCTTTACCTAATAGAATGTATTTAGATATATTTGCAGAGTATTGGGATCAATCTTCATTCAACGAATTGACTAGTATGTCAGGCGCGCAAATACGCGTAGTACAAAGTGTCGGTCAGGCGTCTGCTTATAATGCCGCTACTAGTGATACCACAAATAAAACCCATTGGTATGATATAGCTAGTATAACATATATTGGTTCTCCACCTCAAACACAACAAATTACAACAACAGATCCTACTACTCTTATAGAAACCACTCAACTAGTAGAAACACCTGGACAGCAAGAGCAATTAGTAAGAGTTTCTTTAGAAAAAGCTTTTGGTAACGATGCGCTATTTTGTGAGCCAGATGATAATTTATCTTTAGCTAGAGGTTTGTCGATAGAATGTAGAACAAAAATTGTTAGAGATAAATCACAATTCGAAGGTAGATTCTTTGTTAAAATACTCAGAGATGCTAATGTTGAACTAAACATCGTACAACCACAATTAGATACCGAAGATAAATATCAAGTTTTATTTTCTAGAAAATTAAAATATATTTGCGCAGCTCATCCAGGTATGCAAGATTGGTCTAAAAAGTTGATAGACTTCCAGGGTAGAATACACGATACAAACAATATACCTAACTTTATACCTGTTGGTATTGTTCAAAGAATAGAAGTTCCTCCTCAACAGAATTTTAAATATGGAAACACGTGGGGTAATGGGTTTAGTAGTGGTATAAACGAAACACTTTACAATGTTGATAATTATACCCATCCAGATCCTAGAATTGTTAGTAGTTTAAGTTATGCTCATGCTGGAACAGGTGCTAGTTATATAAATCCATTAGGACAAGTTGAAGAAGCTCCAGACGGGGCTAGTATGTATGCTTCTATATACCATAGAGACAAAGTAATGTGGCCTATTGGTCCTGGGCCAGCAGCAGTTGGAGCTTTTGACGATGCTATTTGGGGAGATCCAACTCTTCCACATTTTAAAAATTTAAAAAAATGGGTTGCTGGTGATAAATTAATATGGCCAAGTTATAGGTTGGCAGATGATCCTGGGGTTGGTGGTAATCCACCGTTAAATACTGGGGTAAATATTGGTGATGTTGTTGGGCCTTTGGGCTTTACTCCTACAACAAACGCAGATTTAGAGTTTAGTTTAGAAGGTAAACAAAGAGATTGGCCGAGTTTTGGTCCTGAAAAATATAGTCCATATTTAAAATATGAAACCGATACATTTGATTGGGCAATATCGGCAGATGGGCCTTATGCAAATAGAGTTCAAAATAATATAACTGACCACGATATTATAGAATTAACTGGAGCGCCCGCTTTAAATCCTGGTGGAATAAGTGGTTCTGGCATTCAACACTCTGGAATTACAACTAGTCATAATGAAAATAATTATTTACAAGGAGCTAATCCTACGCAAATACCTGCGATATGGGGGAATCAAGAAGATTTTTTTAGAGGAACTTGTACGGGTTGTGGAAGTAATGAAGCAAATACGAGTTATCCAGGACACCATGATTATAATGGGGTAGCAACAAGTTACGGGGGAGATCACACGTGGAACGCCGGTACTTTTGAAAAATTAAGAGAAGATTGGTATGGTTTGTGGCTCGGAAGAGATGGTGTACATGAGAGTTGGCCGTTTGCCAAGCATAGCCCACAAAGATGGATTATTGATAAAGTTGGCGCAGCACAGGGTTATTCTGGTAATGGTATATGGGCGAATGAAACAACAGGAACAGGATATATGGATATATCTTTCTGGGGTGTTGGTAGAGCAGACACGTTAGGATTAGAGGCTAGACACCACAGTGCTTTTGGGGAGACAATGAAGCAATTTAATGATAATGAACATGGTTTTGCTCAAGCTTTAAGAACTCCTGGAACTCAATTTAGATTTAAATATGATCCCGATCAAATTGTTTATACAATTACGAATACAAAGGAAAATGATGTTTATAATTATGAGGCGCCTCAAGGAGCTTGGGGTATAGAAGATGATAACGGTGTTATAAGTGGTGGTAGTGGAATTGGTTGGAATTCTCCCGCGCCTAGTATGGGAACTAAAGCTGGGCCATTAACTGGTGGTAGAGCTTATATATCTGATTTATTTAGTGATGCTGAGCAATATGATATGACAGGTAGTCATCCAAGCAATAAAAGGATTAGATGGACTTTAACTTTAGATAAAATAATTGGATCGCAAGGAGAGCATCGCTTTCACCCCTTGTATAATCACGTAGAACCTGTAGAGGTAGATGGAGTACCTATGTATAAATCAAATATAGAACTTGGTAGAGCTATTTATTCAACAAGTTTCGCGCACGTAACACCTGAGAAAGGGGGAACTATATTTTTCGGTTCGTCAGGTGGTAATCATATTGAGTATTACAATTTATCTAGTTATTGGAATACTACACGGAATAACACGTGGAACGTTGGTTCTCCTCCTATTTGGAGTGATATTACCGGTGGAGACGCATCTAATAGTGGTTGGAATACAACCGGGGGAGATACTGGTTCAAAAAAGCCTAATGGAAGTGCTGATGGAGCCGCTTATACTCAACCTGAATATATGGATCTCAATGATGCTGATAATTTTTACTCAAGAAATCCATTTGCTTATATTGGACTTCACGAGAGAGGATTGAATCAAACTGAAATTGAAATTGTAACACCATATAAAGGTGAAGATAGAGATAGACCTATGAGTACTAATCCGGCTATTTGGGAAACAGAACCTTTAGAAGATGTTGGTTTAGACATTTATTACGCGGCATCCCCTTCTTATCCTATAAATTTAGAAAGATATAGAGAAAACCCTGAAACATTAACTAGTTTGGACGTAGGTTGGGACATGCATGGAGCTGATTGGTATGATTACTCTAACAGAGGAGAAGAAGTTATAAAAGTTGGTTCTCAAGTTACTCTTGTAAGTTCTGCAAATCCAAGTCCTGACCCTGATAATCCCACTTCTCTTAGCCTTAGCCAACCTATTGTTTGCGCTGTACAGGGTAATACTATTTGGTTAACCCCTACGGATTCAAACACGGGTAGTTCTTTCAATATATATAGTGATGCTGGTGATGTAAAGATGGTAGAATTAAGCAGTGGAGATGTGATCAAAGTAACTTGGCGTGGGGAAGGTACTTACTACGGTGTTGGAAATGATGAAGAGTATATGAAGTTTGAAATTCTACATTCTATATCACCAACTAGTTATAAAGTAAGACCCTTAACACATAATAACGAAGTAGGATTAGGTTACTTTAATTGTTGGGGTTATAACAATGGAGTTGAAAGTAATAGAGTTAGAGATGATTATAACGCTATTACAGTAGACAAAGGTGTTAAAGCGTCTATGCCTTTAGCAACTCCGTATGAAGAAGAAAGAAGATCAAGTGGGTTAATATTTTCTGGTATATACAATTCTACTAGTGGTATAAACGAAACAAATCAATTTATACAAGCAGAACCTATAACTAAAGATTTAAACCCTATAAATGGCAGTATTCAAAAACTATTTGCTAGAGATACTGATTTAGTTACTTTCTGTGAAAACAAAGTATTTAAAATATTAGCAAAAAAAGATGCGCTATATAACGCGGATGGAAACACTAATATAACCTCTAACGCAATGGTGTTAGGACAATCAATGCCATTTACCGGTGAATATGGTATATCTAAAAATCCAGAATCATTCGCTTCTGAATCGTATAGAGTTTATTTTACAGATAAAGATCGAGGTGCTGTTTTAAGACTATCTAGAGACGGTTTAACGCCTATATCAGACCAAGGTATGAAAGATTGGTTTAAAGACAATCTACGTAACGCAAAAGAATTAATAGGTAGTTATGATAATAGAGATGATCAATATAATTTAACTATAAATACGGTTGATTTAAGTACTGATAAACCAAAAGCATATACTGTTAGTTATACAGAAAAGAAAAAAGGATGGGTGAGTTTTAAAAGTTTTATAACTCAAGGTGGTATTAGTCATAAAAATTCTTATTACACGTTCCCTCATAATAGATATTCTCGAGTTGATGTTTTGGATCCTTGGGGTATAAGTTATAATGTAAATGATGAAGGTTTAGGAGAGTTATGGAGACATTCTTTAGATCAAAAATTAACAAGAGCCGCTACAGGTAATTCTAATGGGATGCAAATTATAGTAGACGATAACGCGGGTGGAGTTATAACAGAGCATATGTATGTAGAGGGTAACGGTATACCTATAGATACAACAGTAGTTAAAGCGGTAAATAATAATGGTGACACTTGGACTTTAAACTTAAACAATAACGTTAGAGTTACGGCTGGGACTGAGATAACGTTTACAACCCCTAGAGACGTTTTTTATAATAATTCTAAGCATTACTCAATGATTAAAGTTTTATTTAATGGAGACAAAGGAACTGTTAAAAGATTTAAAACTTTAGACTATGAAGGATCTCAAGCAAAAACTCTTCAAAATATAAATAATCAATATCGAATTTTTGACGCAGGTAATAACCCAACTGAGCTTGGTGAAATATATTATGATAATTGGGCTAAAATAGGTTGGTTTGTTCAGCACATTGAAACAGATATGCAAGAGGGTAAAGTTGAAGAGTTTATAAGCAAAGAGAATAAATGGTTTAATCACATAACAGGTTTAGGAACTTTTGGTGTAGAGGATAGTTTAGATTCTGGAGAGTTTTCGTTACAAGGATTAGGACGTCCATCACTAATTACAAATATTAGTTAAATTATGGCGAATTTAGTAGTAAAATCAAATAGCGCAAGCACAACTTTTAATATTCAACAAAAAGTAATTAAACTTCCTTTTGAAAAAGGGAAAGTAGAATTAATAATAAGACCTAAGAAATCAACATTAATATATGCTAAAGATTTTCGCGTAGGACTTTTACCAGCCAACGTGTCTAAGGTGGAATTTGAGGATTTAGGAGATAAAGTTATTGCTATTGTGTTTATAAAACAAAAAATTGTTTCAACTAAAGCGGTAGTTTTGGATATACCTATTAGCGGAACAAGTGTTATGAAACAAGATGTTTTTAACGTAACAGAGTTATCGACTATTCAAGGGGGTATTTTATCAAATAGTTCTTCTTCGTTTCCTAAATCTGTAGTTAATGACGAAACAAAGTATGTTATAAAAAATAGTTTAGGAAAGAAGATTCTAGTATTTAGCAAAACTTTTATTATTATTAACGGTTTTAAATTTACAAAACCCCCAACTTATACTATAACCGGTAATGCTAATAGATATAAAGTTGTTACTGAATTTAAGAAAAATAATAAGAAAGAAGTAATTAGTAAAACTTTTAAATTTTATTATACTTCTCCAAAAATAATAACATCATCACAGGATAGTATAATTAGATTTACAGCTCGTGCTAACGACAAGACTCCACAGGTTTCTGAATTATATGCTACAGGTATAAAAGAAAATAAAATATATTCTGTAAATCAAGGAGTGGATCCTGGCCCGTTGGGAGGACAAAAAAGAATTGTAGTAAAAGGTGTTCCAGGTTCTACATTTAAATTTTTAGTATCAGATTCAAATGGAGCTATTTACGATATAAATAGTGGGGGTTTTACGGGTACTGGTGAACCTATGTCTGGTATAATACCAAAACCTAAAAACAACAAATCTTATGGTGAGTCTATTATAAGATTAAATATACCTAGAACATCAGCAGCACAAACTGTTACTACTCAATTTTTCAAAGATGAAGACCCAACTATACAAAATAAGAAAATAGAAATAGCTATAGCTAAAGCTACAAAAACAGGTGAAAATGTTACGGAGTTAATAAATGTTGCTCAAAACAAAACTCAAGATCAAGCGCTTGACAAAGTATCGTTAACAACTCCAACTTTAGTATTCAGTGTAACGCTAGGTGATTTCTTAGGCCCTAAAGTAGATGTTGACATAAGTGGAGTGACAACTGAGACTCAACAAATATATTTAGGTAAAGAAGGTAGAGAAACTCTTAAAATTACAAAACCAGGTACATATGATTTTAGTGCTAGAATACAATCAACCGGTCGAGTTCAATTAATTAGACAACCTATGTTTGTGATGCCAGAAAAAGCTGGTGAAGATAATTTTGTTACTGATGGAGGAACTCCTAGTACAGCTCAAAAATTAGCTAAGCTAGCATCTAACGGTTCAACTAAAATAGTAAGTGATTGGGATTGGACTACGGTTCAAGAGAATTCAAATATATTAATGAAAATGCGTGTTGAAGGTGTTGGTAAAGTTCTTGGTGAAGAAACCGTAAGTGATATAGTTTTACAATCGTATGGATCAGTAGTCATGAGAGGAAGGATTGTTGTAAAAACTATTGGTAAACTTGGTGACACAATAGCTTTAAAATTAGATAATTTCTTAGCGAGAAAAGATGTTTAACGTAACTTAAAAACAAACTATGGCATTACATCAAATAACATTTTCAGAACCTTTAAACGTGTCTATTCAAGAAACAGACATTTTATATGCGACTAGTTTAGACAATGAAACACAAGCAGGTACTAATAATCCTTTTGGTACTAATAGACCAAGAATTGTTGGTACAATAAGGGCAGGAGGCGGTTTCCCGGCGGTTGATCATGGAAATAGAAGAATCACTGTAGATGACACTAATTATACGCCATGGGTAGTGAAAACCACTGACTTTTTATTTTTTAGTAAAGATAGAAGAGTTAATACTTCTGGATTGTTAGGATACTACTCTTTAGCTGAATTTAGAAATGGTAGTAAAAAAGAAGCTGAAATGTTCGCTGCAGCTACTGAATATGCTCCTAGTAGTAAATAATTGCTAAAAAGTGTAATAATATGAATAACAAATATACAATACAATATGGGATGGCTTAAAAAATTAGGAAACTGGGCTTTTGGAGATAATGAAGACCGAAAGAACGCGGGGAAAGACATGAAGAACTCTATGAAAGCGCTAGATAATATGACTAGTGACTTAATGGATATTGACACGAGTAATCCTTACGAAAATGCTCAAAACGCATTTGCAGGTTTAGATAATAAAATGGCTGATCTTGACAACGTTTATGAAGGGGCTGAAAACGTTTATGCAGGTAAAATGAAAAACGCATTTGAAGGGCAAAAGAATGCGTTTGAAGACATGGAGAATGCCTTTGAAGATTTAACCGTTAACACTCAACAAGCTGAATTTGAAGCTCAACAAAATCAACAGAACCAAGCTAATATTATGGCTCAAATGTCTGGATCTGCTGGTGGCTCTGGTATCGCTGCGTTGGCACAATCTATGGCTAATCAAGGTTCATTACAAGCTCAAAAAGCATCAGCATCTATTGGTGCTCAAGAAGCGGAGAACCAAAAGAAAGCGGCTGAAGCCGAACAAGATATAACTTTAAAAACTGCTGGAGAACAATCAAGGCTTGACTCTCAAAAACGTTCTGCAGACATGGATATACAGAACAAGATACTTGGTGCTGATGAAGCATTACAGGCCACAAAACTTGGTGAAGCATCTAAACTCCAAATGGCGGAAGCGCAAAACGCTACCAACTTACAAATGGCAGAAGCACAGGGAGATATGGATGTTCAAAAATTAAAAGGAGAAGGTGATATGTGGAGCTCTGAGCAAGAGATTGGTAAGCAAAAAACTCAAATGGAAATGCAAATGAGTAAAATTACAGCGCAAGGAGCCGAAGCAAACGCACCTAAAGATAAAGGATTCTTTGGTAACTTATTCAGTGACGAAAGATTAAAAGAAAACATAATAAAAATAAAATATTCAAATTCAGGAATACCAATATACCACTTTAACTACAAAGGTAAAGCAAAAACTTGGAGCGGAACTATGGCTCAAGATTTATTAAAACTAGGAAGGAAAGATGCTGTTGGAACTAGAAATGGTTATTATACTGTAAATTATAATTTAATAGACATAGATATGAAAGAAATAAAACCATCACCATTAAAACAATTATCGCCACAAGGACAGCAACAACAACAGCAAAACGAGGGGATGATGTCTGCTGGTATGGATATATTATCAGAAGCTGCTAGAAGAAAGAACTGGGAAGAAATACAACAAGAAGCTTTAGCTATAGAGCCAGAGGCGATGCAAACAAGAAAAGCTAAAGATCAAATTTTAAGAAATAACCAAAAAGAATTATTAGGAGATAACGCTGTTATACATGCTCCGGGAATTCAAGGTATAGGTAATTCTGATAAATATAAGGATTCTTTATATAAGAAATTAAAACAATTACAAGAAGAGCTATATCAAGCCGTTCAAAACGAAGATATGGAAGCGCAAGAAGAATCCAAAAGTACGCTTGCTGGTTTGAAAACAGATATGACTAGATTTAGAGAAGAAACGCAAACGTTTTTTGAAAATCATTTTGCTCCAGATAGTTTTTTATCTAAATCTGGATCTCCACAACAGCTTAGTTACGCAACTCAAATATATTGTAAAAATCCAGATTTATCAATAATGCACGCAGAAGCTGGAGATGTTGCTAGAGGCCAATTAGATGTTTATGGAGACCCTATTGTTGAAGATGCTTGTTATGCAATTGTTGAAGATTTTAATGGAGAGCATGGGTTTATAAATGTTATATCTGGTAATAAAAATGCTTGGTGGGTAAACGCTAATAGAGCTATAGAATACATTGGTTTTATTAAGACATATACTGATAAGGCAGCTCAAGCTAGAGAAAGTAAAGCTGTGGTTAAAATTGATTTAGGTGGAATTAATTATAAAATAGATTTATTCTTTGGAAGTAATGACGGTACGGCTACTAAACAACAAGACAGATTAGTTTTACAATTTTGTTGGGACGAACATTTACTTAAGGATGGTAGTAGTTTTAGACGTCATTTGTATGAGCATCCTAATATAAAGAATTTAAATTACGGAGGATTTGATTTTGAAAGTATGGAATTTCAACCAGATCTTGGGCCTGGAGATAAAAATTATTGGCATGATAACCTTGATGGTATGGATAAGTTAAAACTTGTCGATGCTATCTGTAACGTAGACAATCCTTTCTTTGATATAAAATTACTTAGAACTTTAGTAAAAGAATATTATACTTATAGAATTGAGAACGCTTGGTGGAAAGCTATGGGATACGAAGAAGGTAGATTAGAAATAATGAGATTGAAGCAAAACGAACTTAAGAAACAAAGGTTTAAAATGGCTAAGAACAAAGCCGAAGAGAGTGGTATGAAACATTTTACTTTTGACGGAACTGTATATCCAACAGGTTTGACTGATGCTAAGATTAAAAAGATGGAGAAAGAAAAAGAAGAGATTTTGAAAAAAGATGCCAAGGTAGCTGTAAATGCAGCACAACAACCAACTAATACCGGTTTAGGTAAAGATCTTTTAAATAAAGAAAATCCAATAAAATAATATGCCTGAAAACATAGCTATTGACTATTTTAAAGATGGAACTATAAATCCAGTAACTGGAAAACCTTGGACTGACGAGGAAGCTAGAGCAGACTTAAAAAAAAGAAGACAAGATAAACCAGGGAAAGATTACGGGATAAAAACAGAAACTTTTGGTACTGACGAAGGGTCTATTGATGTAACTACTTTCGATAAAGAATCGTTAGCACCAGTAGATGAAGAGCGAACTAGTATAAGACCTATTGGCGATGAGGAGTTAGCAATGGAAGAAGAGGAAGCCGAGACTCATTATAATAGAATATATGGTCATTTAGGTTTTGAGTTTACTCAAGCATTGGGTGGAGATAGAATAAAAGTAAAACATAAAGATGACAAAGGTGATGGTATAACTATATCTCATGATCAATGGACTACTTTAGGAAACCCTGCTTTAAAAAGAAGATTTAATGATTATTTAACTAAATACGCACCAAACCCATCTCAAGAACAAATAGATCAAACACATCGACTACCAACAGCGGTTGACGATGTTATAAGAATATCTAACAAACAACTTACAGAAGACGAGACAGCAGAGATTGATGAAGACGCTAGAGATGCCGTACACAGTAAGGGTGTTCAACAAAAACTTTCTGATGTATTTAAAAATGTATCTACTACAACTGGAAATTTACCGGGTATTAGTCAACTTATTTCAAAAGGATTTGACTTAGCATCTGGAGTGTTAGATCAAAAAGGTGAGGCCTATTCAAAAGCTACCGAATATCTTGCTGATAGAACTAATCCTGAATCTCCTAATTATGATAAAGCACTTCACGATCAAATAATTAAAGATCCTAGTCTTAAACAAAAACTACTTTCAGATAGAGCTTTAATAGAAAAAAAGAAAGAATTAACAAAAAACAAAATAAAAGGTGATGTTAATGAGTATTTAGAAGATTTACCATCTGAAGAAGAAGATTATGCAAAAGAAAGAGCAGAAGAACGTGAAGGAGAAATGACTGCTAATTATAAAGAAAATGTAGAAAACTTTCAAAAAGTAAGGATATTAAACGAATCTTATAATAAAGAAGTAACTGATTATAATTCTTTAGCTAAATCTGTTTTAGATAATCTTGAAGGCGGAACAGCGGAACAAAAATTGAAAAATTATTCAGATGCCGCTATAGCTCGTTACCAAGCAATGGTTAATAATGGCGAAATTCCTGTTGAAGAAGCTAATGCAGAGTATAAGAAAGAAATACAAGAGCAAATAAGCATAATAGAAAACGAAGCAAAAGGAAAGATTGATGTACTTCAAAAAGCTGAAGTAGCTTTAAATAATAAACAACAACTTGTAAGTGAATTAAAAGAAGATTACGCTTCTGAATTTAAAGAACTAGAAAGTACGGTTATTGCAAGAGATTATCTTGATAATATAAATAGCGCTACAGTGAACTTATTAGCAACACTTGGTACTAGCGTTGAGGATTTAGCGGGATCATTTATTCATCTTGGAGGTTCTATACAAAAAGGAGGTTTAAGTTTAATGGCTAGTGGTATATCCGAGCTATCTGGCGTTGATAAGAAAAACGTTAAAAACCATCCTTATTATCAAATGTTTGATAAAATGACTGATGGACAAATTTATTTAGGAGATTATTTAAAAAAGACATCCGCCGAGCACAAGGAACATTTGAAAGATTTACCAAAAGGATGGAACAATGTGGCGGAAAAAATGTTAATTGGTGTTGCTGAAAACGCTCCTCATTTAGCCTTAGCTGCTTATACTGGTGGTGGTTCTATTGCTGCGAATATGGCGGTCTTTGGTATATCTGGTACTGGTGATAAGCATTACGAAATGCTAAAAGAAGTGGAAAGAGGAGATAAACAGTATACTACTACTCAAATGATTTTAGCTCCAGTAGCACATGGTGCTTTTGAATCTATAACAATGATTCCAGAAATATACATGATGCGTGGCGCGTTAAAAGGTGCTAATAAGTTTGGCGGGAAAAATATTGACGTTGCTAATAATCCTACTTTTTGGAGTAATGTTGGGGAAAAAGTTTTGGGTTATGGAAAAAACCTTTCAAGAGGTATTGGAATGGAGCTTCCACAAGAGACAATGACACAAATAGGGCAAAATTGGACAAGAAAATATTTACAAGACGAAGAAGATGTTCATATGTCTGATGGTATAGATGCTGATTTCTTTATAAAAGTTGTTGGTTCTACTGGTGTATTCACTACAGCGCCAACAGCGTTGCAAGGAAGTTTATTATTAGCTAATGGAATGTATCTTGAATCAGAACAAGAACAAATGCTCAAAAACTCTGATAATTTAGTAGATATAACTAGTAGCATACAATATATTGACAAACAATTAAAGAAATTAAAACCTAGTGATCCTAACTTTAAAAAATTAACTAGTCAAAAGCAAGATTTAGAAGCAAAACTTGAGAAAGAAAATTTAAATAGTGAAACTCTTATTAGTAAAATTTTAAATAGATTTGGTTCGATGAGTACTAAATCTGTGAATAAATTAAGAGAGTTGGCAAAGGAAGGGGCCAAACTAAGAACTGAAGCTAACAAAGTAAAACTTGACGACGATTTAACTACAACTGAAAAAAGAGAAAAACTTAAAAATCTTCAAGATCAGTTTAAACTCATAGAAGAGCAGAAAGCTAAAATAATTAATAACAAAAATAAATATAAGTTAGAACACGGTAATAGAATAAATAATCTAGAGCAACAAGCTGTTCAAAATTTAAAAGATAAAAACGAAGGAAAAGAACCTACACAAGAACAGATCGAGCAAGAGGCAGAAAGAATATTTGACGAAGGAAATTATGATTCAGACGCAAGAGTTAACGAAGCAAAAACAGCTGTAAATGATAATATAAAAAAGTTCGAGGCGCAATCTTTAATAAAACAGATAAATGGAATAGATCCAAGTTTACCCATAGAACAACTTGAAGCAAGTAGTTTAGAACAAGCTAAAGAATTATTAGTGCAAAGTTTAAGGGATAAGGGATTGTCTGAGACGGAGATAAAAGAACAACTCAAACAATTAACAAAAAAGAGTTGGAGCGCTAAAATAGGGGAAGGAGCTTCTGCTTATATATTTACACCTAAAGCAAAAAATGAAAATGGAAAGTATGTTGCTGATCCAAAAACAGGAAAGTTTGATAAACATCAAATATCTATAATAAATACTGAAAGACAAAAAGCTGGGGGAAATTGGACAGCTAGGGGTCACGAAGTTTTACACGCTATCGTTTACAAGGCGTTTAAAGCGTCTGGAAAAGCTTTTAAGCCAATGGCCGAAGCAATGCTAGGTAGATTAAAAGAAACAGACTCTGAAGGTCATAAATGGTTGGTAGGTGAGGTGCAAAATAACATTAAAGCAGCAACACCTATTGGAGGTAGGATGAAATCATATACAAATAAAGATGGAAGCAAAACAGAAGATTACTACGAAGAAGTTGTAATGGCTATAGCTGATGGTATGCGATTAGGTAGAATAAAAAGAACGCCAGCTATTATTTCTAGAATACGAAGAGGACTTAAAAAAGGTTCTGATGAGGCAGGAGTATCAAAAGAAAATCAAAATTTATTGATAGACGACGCTCAAGATATGCTTGATATTTTAGCAGATTATGGTACTAGTTTGAAAAAAGGTGAAATGTCTAAAGGTATTGAACAGTTACTAAAAGGTAACTTTGAAATATCCTCAGATCTAGACGTAACTCAGAGAAAGAAAGATAATGAAACCGTAAGAGCTAAAACATCTATGGATATATTATCCAAAGCCGGTAAAGAAGCACTTAATGCTGCAACTGATGCTGCTAGAACTGTTAAAGCGGGAGAGGTTAACCAAGCGTATCAAGATCATATTGATGGTAAAATAGATTCATTTAGTGCACTAAACAAAATAGGTGAAGCTTATGAACCTATGATAAATAAGGCTATAAAACACTTTGAAAACGAAAACAATATAACGTTTGACGATTTTGATAGAGACACTTTCAAGTTTGAGTTTTTACATAGTTCTCGTGGTGTTAGAGGTTCTTTATTTAGAGACGTTAATAAACCAAACAAGAAAATATATACACCTGCAGAGGGTAGAACTCCAGCTAGATATTTAAATGGTTTATTACCACAACGTATGATTGAATTTAGTGTAGCAGCTATTCCTAATTTAGAAGAAAAGTACTCTCAAGACTTAGACGCTTTGAAAAACATGGAAGCTACAGAGACAGCTGAAATGACGGTTGATCAAGAAACTGAAACTAAAAGAGATAAAAGAGATTTAAAAGACGTTAATGTAATCAACGATAAAGTTATTAAAAAAATTAAAAGCGGTATATCTTATATTATCACAAGAGCATTAGTTAATCCTACAGTAACAGCAGTAGAAATACTTGATAATATAACTCAAACTATAGAAAAAGAATATTCTAAAATTATAGTTGCTCAAATGGGTACTATAAATTCTGAGGGAGATAGAGTTGTACCTAGCGAGGAATATAAAACTTTTCATGATACTAATTTTGAAACTATAGTTAAAGGATTACCTATAGCAACTATTAAAAAGAAATACAGTAAACTTTTCAATATAACTAAAATAGCTAGAGAAGATGATAAAAAAGTAGATCCTATAACTGGTAAAGCTACATATCCAGGTAAAGGAATTTTTGAAATAAAACCTATAATAAAATCTAAATTTGGTAGTTACTTTTTAAACGGTAAACTTACAACATTAAGAGCTAGACAAAAAGCTTTAGCGGCAGAAATAGCGCGGTCTTTAGCTAAAGACGTTACATATGAGATAGCCAAAGATCCTGAAATTGTAGCCAAGATACAAGATCTACAAAAGCATCAAGGATTTTCTTCTATGGTTGGTATTGAAAATGAAATTAGAGAAATAGCTAATCAATTAGATAAAAAGAAAACTGAGCGAGCTAGTCTAGATGTTGTTAAGTTTTCTAAAGATATCGCTAATTTATCAGAAAACGAAAGAAAAGTATTTTTTAAAGGTTTAAAAGATTTAGGTATTGCATATGCTAAGTTTGGTAATTATGAAGATGCTTTTGAAGAGGTTTATGGTAAAGAAACTTTCGGTAAATATAGAGAGTCTATTATCAACGATATGACTGAATATATGCGCGTCTATGACAGGGCTAGAACAGCGTATGATATAGTTGGAGAAGTGCTACCAAAAACATTCGAAGACTTTGTTACAGAAGAAGTAAAAGCTCTTGACGACGCACAAGCAATTAAGGATATATTAGGATTATCTAAAGGTAGTTTAGATTTTCAAGATTTAGACCAATTAGAAGATACAAGAAAGGCTATAAGACAAATAGCTAAAGACGAAGATATAAGTATAGATGAATTAATAAGATTTCTTCCGTTTTTATATGGAACAGGTAGAGTTGGTGGTACTTCTGCGGTACAAGGTAAATATGGTTTAGAGCGTAGAGGCGCTGAGTATTGGTTAGATAAAATAGAAAAAGAAAAAGCTAAAACAGGGTTAACCAAAAAACAGCAAAAAGTTAGTGACGCAACAATACAAAAATATATTAAAGCAATAGAAGAAGGTAAAGAACCAGTTAAACACCCATATGGCATTTTTAAAAGTCGAGCTGATTTTGAAGATTTTATTTTAAAAGGTTTAAAAGGATATAAAAAGGGTTATAAAAGTAAAATACCATCTAATGCAGCTCAAAATGTCGGTATTGTAAACAAAAATTTTAGTTACAAAGATAATCTAGCATCAGCAAAAAGAAATAAAAAGTTTTTGAAAAAACTAGCTGATGTAATGGTAAAACTTGAGAAAATTCCAGTAAAAGACGGCGGTATTACTAAAAATGATATTGGCATGATACAAATGTCCTTAGGTAATGGTGGTATGGGAACGCCTTTAGCTACAGCGGCACAAGTTCAATACATGACAAGTGACGGTAAGAAAACAAGTAGTAAACATATATACGAGCATTTAATACCAAGAAGAGTAATAAACATGGCTATGACTAGTTATATAGCTGGAACTATTAATGAAAATCAATTTACTAAACTGTTAGATGATTTTGCTGTGGCTATTATACCTAGAAAACAAGCCGATATAGTTGATCAATATTATAAAAAATCTATGCCTGCTGATTGGATTTTAGGCAAAGATATATTAAGCAGATATTTTAATATGAAAACTTTTGGGGATATTAATATTCCTCTAACAGATCTTTCAACTGGTAAAATTAACGCTAAATCTAAGGCTTTTGCAGACGCTGCTAATTTAATAAAAGATCAAGTTAAAAAATCTAAAGATTTTAAAACGGCAGTTGATAATTCAAGAACTATTAGTGAATCTCAAGGTATTACAGTGTTAGATTTTGATGATACATTAGCTACAACTAAATCTTTAGTTAGATTTACAGCTCCTGATGGAACTAAAGGGACTTTAAACGCAGAGCAGTACGCTTTACAATATCAAGATTTATTAGAACAAGGATATAAATTTGATTTTACAGAATTTGATAAAGTTGTTAAAGGTAAGTTAGCTCCACTGTTTAATAAAGCAATGAAGTTACAAGGTAAGTTTGGTCCTAAAAACATGTTTGTATTAACAGCTAGGCCACCAGCTGCTCAAAAAGCTATATTTGATTTCTTAAAAGCAAACGGTTTAAATATACCTTTAAAAAATATTACTGGTTTAGGTAATTCTACAGCTGAAGCTAAAGCACTTTGGATTGCTGAAAAAGTTGGTGAAGGATATAATGACTTTTATTTTGCAGACGATGCTTTGCAGAACGTACAAGCTGTTAAAAATATGCTAGATCAATTTGATGTTAAGTCTAAAGTTCAACAAGCTAAAGTTAAGTTTAGCAAAGATATGAATACTGGATTTAATGATATATTAGAAAATATAACTGGTATTGAATCTGAAAAAAGGTTTTCTGCTATTAAAGCTAGAAAACGTGGAGCTGACAAAGGTAAATTTAGATTTTTCATACCACCATCACACGAAGATTTTGTAGGGTTATTATATAACTTTATGGGCAAAGGAAAAGAAGGTAATGCTCATAGAGATTTCTTTGAAACAGCTTTAATTAGACCTTTAAACAGAGCTTATAGAGAATTAAACGCAGCTAAGCAATCTATTGCTAATGATTTTAAATCGTTAAATAAAGAATTTAATGACATTAAAAAGAAATTACCAAAGAAAACTCCAGATGGAGATTTTACGTATCAAGACGCTGTAAGAGTATATTTGTGGGATAAACATGGTCACAAAATTCCTGGATTATCACCAACTGACCAAGCAAAACTAACTGAATTAGTAACGTCAGACCCACAGTTACAAACTTACGCGGAGACTTTAAACATAATATCTAAGCAAGATGCTTACGTAAGCCCTACTGAAGGTTGGAGTGCTGGTGATATAAGAACAGATTTAGATGATGCAACAGGTAGAGTTGGTAGAGCAGATTTCTTTACTGAGTTTAATGAAAATTCTGAAGTAATATTTTCTCAAGAAAATTTAAATAAAATAGAAGCTATTTATGGAGCTGATGTTGTTAGTGCTATAAAAGATATATTGTATAGAACTAAAACTGGTAGAAATAGACCTAGTGGGCAAAACGAGCTTACAAATAGATTTATGAATTATTTAAATGGATCTGTTGCCGCGACGATGTTCTTTAACATCCGATCTATGGTGTTACAGCAAATGTCTATGGTTAATTTCATAAACTTTTATGACAATAATGTATATGCAGCTGGTAAAGCTTTTGCTAATCAACCACAATATTATAGAGATTGGGCTTATATATTTAACTCTGACTTTATGAAGCAAAGACGTGGTGGTATTAAAACAGATATTAATGGTGCTGAATTAGCCGCTTCACTTCGTGGTGCTAAAAATACACCTAGAGCTTTGCTAGCTAAGTTATTAGAGTTTGGTTTTAAACCAACACAAATTGGGGATAACTTTGCGATCGCAACTGGTGGAGCTACTTTCTATAGAAATAGAATTAATACGTATTTAAAACAAGGAATGACTAAAGCAGAAGCTGAGTCGAAAGCTTGGACTGATTTTGAAGCTTTAGCAGAGGCTACTCAGCAGTCGGCTAGACCTGATATGGTATCTCAACAGCAAGCCTCTCCACTTGGTAAGATTATATTAGCTTTCCAAAACGTAACATCTCAGTTTAATAGATTAGGTAAGAAAGCATTTTTAGATATTAAAAACAGAAGAATAAGTCCTGAATATAAAAACGCTAGTAATCCACAATTACAAAGTGACATATCTAATGCTTCTAGGATAGGTTACTACTTTGCAGTGCAAAACTTAATATTCTATTCTTTACAAACAGCTCTTTTCTCAGCTATGTTTAGCGATGACGAAGACGATGAAAGAATGTTAAAGAAAAAAGAAAGAGTAATAAACGGTACTCTTGATTCTGTATTAAGAGGTTCTGGAGTTTGGGGTGCGGTTGTTTCTACAGTTAAAAACATGGCTATAGCGTATCACCAACAAAGAGAGAAAGATTGGAATGGTGATGAGGCTTCTGTTCTTGTTGAGGCGTTAAATGTATCACCACCACTTGGTATTAAAGCTAGAAAGATAGTTAATGCTGAAAGAACTCTTAATTATAACAAGAGTGTTATAAAAGAAATGGAGACTTTTGATATTGATAATCCTCAATGGTCAGCTAATACTAGTTATATAGAAGCTTTAACAAATGTTCCTCTTAATAGATTATATAATAAAACACTAAATATTAGACAATCCTTGAACAATCAACACGCGGCTTATCAAAGAGCTTTAATGTTTGGTGGTTGGAGTCAATGGAATATCGGGCTTGGAGATAGTGAAAAAATAGAAGAAGTTAAAGAAACAATAAAAGTAAAAAAGAAAATTGAATCTAAAGAAAAAGCTAAGATCAAAAAAGCAGAAAAGAAAATACAAACCGCAAAAGAAAACGAAGCTAAAATAGAAGAGAATAAAAAGAAAAGTAAAAAGGATGGGATTTGTTCTGCTATAGGTAAAGGAGGTGAAAGGTGTGGTAATAAGATTGTTTCTGGAAAATCATTCTGTACGGTTCATGAGTCTACTATTAAAAGAAAAGATGGTAAGGAAACTCAGTGTAAAAAAATAAAGAAAGGGGGAAAAAGATGTGGAATGCAAACAAGCAATAAAAGCGGGTATTGTTATTATCACGATTAGGTAAAGAATTCAAAAAATAAGTGACTATATAGAAATGGTGAAAAGACTAATAATACTGCTACTACTTATATCTAATATAACAGCAGCACAAACATATGGAATTAAGGACGTTAAGAAGATGTTGAAGTATTCAACGTTCTATGCTGCTGTAAACGGTGGAACGTCGCTATCAGATGTTGATATTTTCTCTGTAGATAATGGTTTGTCTACAAAGACTATTTCAACTCCTTATGATTATAACTTTACCGTAGGTCTACGTAAAATAGCTAGATTCGGCTACGAAAACAAAGCCCAAACGTTTTACGATGGAACAGAATCTAATTACAGTGATGCGGCTACTGTAGGTAAAGTAAAAGGGGTTGAATATTTATTCGAGATTGATTACAAAAGACAAGAGGGTGTAGACTATATGGATCAACACCATTTCATTAGATTTAGCTCTGATGATGGCTGTCCAGATGAGTTATGTATAAACTTCTTTGCTTTAAAGATTGAATACTTAGAAGATGGATTTGCAGATATTAAATATTTTGAAGCATCAGAAAGATATAGACAACGTAAAAGTAAAAACCTATCGTGGAACGTTGGGTTAACACATCGTTTGGCTGAACCTTATGGTTATGATCCTTTGGCTGCGTGGGTATTAGACAATGGTAACTTACATTATACTTACTTAGCGCTAGAAGAGGGTTATAACGTGGATGTGTATAGCAACTCCTACTACTCTCCTTCTGGAGAACTCGTAGCAACTAGTGCTGAGGTTTGGGAGGCAGTTGTAATTCCAGAAGTATTAGCTGATTACACTGAAAAAGAAAGAAACAAATTAAAAAAAGTAATTCAACACTCTTTAGTGTTAGGTTTTGATTACTATAAATATAACAAAAATACTTGGTTACACGCTTGGGGAAGTTTAATGCCTTGGCATTACGATGATGAAAGTGAATTCTCTTATCATAACTTTAACGATGGAGAGCAGTGGTATGATTATTCTGGTGGACTTATTTACGGGATAAAAGTAAATAAACAACTAGGTTATTTTGTAGAGGGTAAATACAACAAATACTGGAATCGTGAGTGGTACGATTTTAAGTTAGGATTAAATTATACAATATTTTAAAAAAACAATTATGGGAACACCATTTAAATTAAAATCAGGCAACAAACCTAAATTCAAAAATATGGGATCTTCTCCTACAGATATATATGCTGTAACTGGAGACGCTGGGGATGTTAATATTAAACCAAGACAATTTCATGTAGATCGATCTTTTACTCCATCAACCGATTCAGAATCTCCAAAAGAACTCCGTGTAAAAAAATCAAAAGAACCACAAGCTGCAGCACCAATAGTTCCGGTTGCTAAAAAACCTAGTATTACCCCAAAACCCGTTGCTCCAAAAAGTAAACCTAAAGTTAAAGCTGTAAAAAAAGATTATTTACCAAAAGACTTTAATATAACAGGAGGTAAAAGTACAACTCCAGGATATAGTACTACAAAAGCCGCTAAAACCGAAAATTTTAGAAAAGAAGGACGTAAAACTCCAACTGTAAGATCAACTCAAGTAACACCAAGTGGTAAGGTAAAAGTTAAATCTAAATTGCCAAAAAACTTTAACGCGAAAGGAAGTAGTAAAGCCGGAAAGCTTCCTAAAGTTTCTAAAAAACCTATTTCAACTTTAAGTAGTACGACTAAGGCAATGAAAAACGTACCTAAACAGTTTGCAAATAAAGCTGCTGCGAATATTGGTGGTAAAAAAGCCTTTGGAAAAATAGCTAAAAAAGTTGGTTCTAAATTTTTAGGCCCTGTTGGAGCTGCTTTAACTGCTTATGATGTAATTAAGACTGCGCCAAAAGTTGCAAAAGCTACAGTTAAAGGTTTAAAAGAAAGAGCAAAATCAGGTAACGTAAATATAGGAAGAAAATTATAACATGGCAAAAGAATTAAATGAAGACACGGGTTTTAATATAAGTATTAAAACTTTGATAGGGATAGGAGCTGCAATGGCAACAATAATTAGTATGTGGTTTATGCTACAAGCAGATATAGCTGACGCGAAAGAACTACCGATTCCACCAGCAGCAGAAGTTACAAGAATGGAATTTGATATGAAAGATCAAATGATCCGACAAACTATTTTAACAACTCAAGAGGATGTTAAAGAAATTAAAAAGACTCTAGAAAAAATAGAGGATAAAATTTA